GGTACGGTCATTACGGCGGCTAAAGGAGTGCTTCCGCGAATGAAGCCCCTAGAAGCTTGTGAATGGTTCCGCTCTCGTTCTTGTGATAATCCTGAGTCACCAGTCTTCTTATATCAAACGATTGATGGTGTGATTCACTTGGTATCATATAGCGAACTATTAAAGGAAAAGGTTCATGGCGTTTACCGTGACACTCGCGCGTTTACACAGAACCCCCAATCTCTAGAGGATTATAAGGAGAGAGCTACTCGTCTATTGAGCGTTACATCTAATCTACGGTTTGGTAGAGTCTTTCAATCTCAATCTGGTGCGTTTGCTTCTAAAATGAATTATGTTGATATCGCTACGAAGACATATGGTACGAAACACTATGGCTATAATATTGAGCAAAACACTCTGACTGGTAATCCCCCGTTTAGTAGTGCATTCAAAATTTCGGACAAAGGGCTTGGTGAATACTATGACGCTCACTCAAATAAGGTATCAATTAATTCTCTTGCGTATGGTGATCAAAAGAATACAAATGATTCTCGTGTAAGATACGAACAAAAGATTCGTTCCTTTAATGAAAGTCTTGAGACGATGACTCACGATATTAAGATATATGGTGATTATGAATTTCATCCAGGTAAGATAATCAATTTAAAATTTCCTAAGGCTATTGACCCGCAGGATTCATCGGGTTCTACAGAAGAAGACCATCCAGGTGAAGATCAGTTATTAAGTGGAAAGTATATAGTTACATCTGCGCAACATACATTCGAAGATGGTCAATACTTTATTAATGCTAGAGTGAAACGTGATTCTATGGGAGTAGAGATATAATGAATAGAGAAGATTACGCAGAAAGCCATTCCTTTGTATGGTTCATTGGAGTTATAGAAGATATAAACGATCCTAAAGAAATGGGGCGAGTAAGAGTTCGCTGTTTCGGATACCACGATGCAAATAAGATTACGATTCCCACAGAGAGTTTACCCTGGGGTTCTGTAATGACACCAGTCACTAGCGCGTCGACGTCCGGTGTGGGTAACTCTTCGACTGGCCTCGCGCAGGGTTCATGGGTAGTCGGATTCTTTCGAGATGGTACTTCGGCTCAGGACCCCGTTATTATGGGAAGTCTTCCGTCGCAACATATCGCCAAACAGGAAAATCCGAACATAGGATTCTCTGACCCCGATAGCGTGTTTCCCCTTAAAGAAAAATTAAGCGAGCCTGATGTGCCGAGGGAAGCGCGAACAGATTTTATTAATTCATATTCGTATATTACAAAGAAAGATGCAAAGGAGAAATATAAAGGAATAGCAACCGCAAATAATGGACCCGCATGGAATTTTCCTAGCGTCTCTGATGTAATTAAACCTGTCTATCCTTCTAACCATGTTCATGCGTTTCTGAATAATTCAAATGTAATAGAATATGATTCGTCGTCACCAACCGCTCGTTATTCTCATGTAGGTCCTAACAAAACTTTCACTGAGATTGATAAAGACGGAAGTGAGTCTCAGGTAATTACAGGCGCGAGGTATAAAGTAATCGCGAAGGGTGATAACGTTTATATTACAGGTGGATGTAATCTTACGATCGAAGGTGGATGTCGAACCAAGATAGATGGTAACTGGGAGATATACGTGAACGGAAATAAAAATGAAGTTATTACTGGTAGTGAGACAAGAAAAGTTACTGGCAATATCGACATTGACGCGGCAAGGATTGACTTAAATTAGTATAAATAGAGTATATGGCAACTGCAATTTCAGATAGTTCAAGCTCGATACGTGTATCGATGCCGAGAGTTTATAGAGACCTTCCAATGTCTTTTCAAAAACATCCCGGCACTGGTGATATTCGTCCTATTGAAGATTTGGCGGCTGTAAAGCAGGCAGTAAAAAATTTAATACTAACCAATTATGGAGAAAGACCATTTAATAATAATATAGGAAGTAATGTTACTTCTTATTTATTTGAACTAGTAAGTCCATTTACGGCAAATGCAATTGAAAGAGATATTGAAAATGTACTTTCTGAGCAGGAGCCAAGAATAAATGGTGTTCTAGTTCGAGTATATGATAAGTCAGATGAAAACGCATATGTGGTTGAACTACAATATAATATCGTATCATTAAATATACAAGTGGAGACTTCATTCTTTTTAAGAAGACTAAGATAACATGGCTACTCAACTCAATACAACCGAATTAGATTTTAAGAAGATTAAAGATAACCTTAAGAGTTATCTCAAGAACTCTGACTCGTCATTTAAAGATTATGACTTCGAAGGCTCTGGTCTAAATCATCTTCTTGATGTCCTTGCATATAATACTCACTATAATGCGATCACAGCCCACATGGCTGTAAACGAATCCTTTCTCGATACCGCTCAGGTAAGAGCTAACGTGGTTTCTCACGCTAAGTTAATTGGTTATACTCCAAAGAGCGCATCTTCATCTCAAGCTAAGATATCTCTTAAATTAAAAAGAGATGCTGGTACAAATTCAGCTGCGACTCTTGCAAGCGGAACCCTTTTTACAACTTCAGTGAATGGTGTAAACTATTCTTTTCAAACATTAGCTGAAGTTGTTTCTAATCGATATAATTCTACTACAGGTAATTTTGAATTTGATGAAATAGATTTGTATGAAGGTCAATCAAAAACATCAAAGTTTTTCTTTAATAATTCAAATAACGAAAAGTTTTCATTACCTGACAATAATATTGACACAAATACTTTAAAGGTTATAGTCAAAGATTCTTCAAGTGCTATTAGTAGTACGACATATACTGAATTTAAAAAAGAGTCTATTGTTGATAGTAATAGTACCATCTACTATTTGAATGAAAACTATGATGGTTTATATCAGATTCAATTTGGAAACAATAGTCTAGGAAAACAGCCTATTGCTAATTCTGTTATTGAGTGTACTTATTTAATATCAAACGAAAGAGAACCAAACGGCGCAATTACTTTTGAAGGGCCGAGTTCATTTCCAGCAAACACGTCTCTTGCAGATAGCGGAGCAATTGTTACAACATCAAACGCATCGGGTGGAGCTTCAAAGGAATCGATAGAGTCTATACAATTCAATGCACCACGATCTTTTATATCTCAGAATAGAGCAGTTACTCTTTCAGACTATGAGGTATCAGTAAGAGAGGCTATAAGTGATGTCCAAGATATTGCAGTCTATGGGGGTCAAACATTAACACCACCCCAATATGGTAAAGTATTCATATCTGTAAAACCGCAATCAGGTTTATATCTCACTGATGGACAAAAGAAAATAATTTTAAACTATCTTGAATCGAAAAAAATTGTTACGGTCATACCTGAAGTTGTTGATGCAGACTATACCTTTATTTACGTGAATGTATCCACTAAATACAATTCTAATAATACTTCGTTAACTAAAGCTCAGCTAGAGGGTGAAATTAGAGAATCTATTAATACGTTTAATACCACTTTCTTACAAAGGTATGGTAATAATTTTAGATATTCAAAATTACTAACTAGTATTGATAACACTAACGAATCTATATCAGGTACTATAGCTCAAGTCTATGCGTATAAAAGACAATCACTAATACCCGGTTCGACATCTCCGCTTTCTGTTGATTTTGGATTTCAGTTTTTAGGAGATGTTAGTCAGGCCGGGTCATTTATATCATCAACTGGGTGGACTTTTAATTCAAAAACATATTATCTTGAAGACAAACCAATTAGTGGAGATAATAATAAACGAACAATTGAAAGATATTATTTAAATGATAATAATATAAAAGTAACTGAAAAAACAAATGTAGGTTATCTTTATCCACAAACAGGAAAAATAACTTTAGAGTCTCAACCATCAGATGCTGAAACCTTTATTGATATAACAATCATACCACTTTCTTATGATATACCAGGAATTGAAAATAAACTATTGACTATTGACTTAACTAAGTCTATAGTACTTGCAGATAATAATCTTTCTACAAAAAATAATGGTATAGTCGCAGATTCTTATATAGTAGCACCTGATGCTCCAATGTTAGCAGATGCATATAATCCTACTGCTTCAGGTATATTTGTTCCTCATACAATGTATGACCCAAATACTGGAGTTGCTTACTATGCGGGTACACAGGCATTGCATATGGAATATTCGGCACAGGGGTATGTTCACTATATTCCGGCAACATCAGCCTCTGTACAACAAACATCTACTATTATAGCCACCTCGACAATCGATGTACCATCTGCTCCAGTGGCAGCCTCAACTACGACGACGACTACAAATAATACTGGAACAACTAATACAGGCAACGGAGGTAGTACATATACACCACCAGCAAGTAACGGCGGATATACCCCACCATCATATTAGGAAATAAATTATGAAAGGTCTTGAAAAAATAAGAGTTGATGAATTGGTGCCTGAGCAATTGCGCGATGTGGCTCAGAATCTTATTGACTTTCTTAAAGTATATTATTCTCAAGATGTTAATCCCACAACCTTTATTGAGGAGATAACACAAAGTAGAGATATTGACCAGGTTGCAAATGATGCCTTTCTTGAAAAACTTGCAGAAACTATTGCTAAAGATATACCCGACTCATCGGTTGTACAGAAAACTTTTTTATTAAAAAGGTTGGTCGACTATTATAATTTAAAAGGAACAAACCAATCAGTTGTAATTTTCTTTCAATTGTTTTATGACAAAATGGCTATAGTGTTTGAGCCATGGTCTAAAGTTTTAGAAACGTCTTCAAATAATATTGGAGCTAATAAGTTAGTAAGAGTGAGGCCAATAGAAGGTAAAAATATTTTTGAACTAGAAGGTAAAGATATAACACTTCAAAATGAATTTGGGATCGTCTTAGCTTCAGGCTATGTTCAAAGAATTTCTATTGAGCAATATGACGAATTGTTATATGTTATTCATTTTGATTCGGGTTCTACTACAGGACTATTCACGCCTGGCTATAATATTATCAACAACAATGAGATATATGGTACCTCAGTTGAAAGTTTACAATCTATTAATATACTTGATGGTGGTAGTGGATATGAAAGAGGAGACATATTATATTTAAAAGATGCGGCACTTACCTCGTTTCAAGCCAAAATAATATCAACTGATATAGACGGAAGAGCTTTAAAGTTTGATATTATTCAAAGAGGGAATGGGTCAGGTCCTAATCAGACTCGCTTTTCACGAAACAATGAGCCTATAGTTTACCAATTAAGAAAAAAGGATGGACGCATTTCAAATCCAACTACAACAGGTGCTGGGGTTGCTATGGATTTGAGTTTGAATTTTTCTACTCTTATTGATGATCCATCACAAACTACAGATAACAAAGGATTACTTTCTGACAATATTGTTTTACAGGATGGAAACTATTATAGTAAGTATACTTATGAAGTTAGTGTTCAAATTCCATTTAGTGAATATAAAAATTCATTTGAAAATTTAATTCACCCGGTAGGTTATAATCTTTTTAATAATTTACAACTAGAAAATTTACCTCCATTAGAATTTAAAGAGAGAAGAAGTATTACAGAACTAAGTACGGTTGGTTCAGCTAACTTTTTACCGGGCGGAACCAATAGACCCTATTCTTTATTAGGCGCTAAGATGTCAGATGCTACACCTGATGAAAATATTAGTCTTTCTCGTCACATGGGGTTAAGTAGAGATAACTATAGTGGATATCAATCACCATATCAATCTGTTTCTCAAACCGCAGATGGACCTCTAAATTATGGACCTCACCAATATTTAAATGCTGTCACTGGAACTAGTAATGCTCGTAGAGAAACTGCTGGTCATTTTATGGAAGACTTTGTTGACCAATCTCCAACATTCAGAAATATATATGTTACAAATTCTGATTGTCCTTTGCATGATGGTCGATATATTCCTGGTGATTACTTAAGTCCACGAGTCATTGGAGCATTAAATGAAAATCAATTTTCAACAACTTTTGGCGGAGAAGTATACGATGCAATAGATGTTCGAACAAACGGAGGTCATGGTCCTAAAAGATATTATCGAA